TGTCATCAATCGGAGGATTTTCTAAAAACCTTTTTTGTACACTTCTCGCTTCAACAGATGTTCCCATATAGGCAGGATTAGAAACGATTGACACGTCAAACATTTGATCTATTTTCTTGACCGTACGAATAAGATTGTCGCCGTCTTTTGAGTATGAAACATTCACGTTTTCGTCAGTCAAATAGGCAAAAGAAGAACCGAACAAGTCGCCCCGTTTTATCTCTTCTAGCGCATAATCCCCATCGGCGGTATTTGGAGCATCGAAACTGTATTTAACTCCATGCTCGTCGACTGAAAGAGAAAGCGATCCAACTCCACTGCGTGATCTCGCTAGCATCCTATTAATATTGTGCTCTAAAAGTGCCTGTATATCCGCTGATCTCAACAATACATCGTCTACGGCAGCGGCATCAATTATTTCAAAAACAGGGCTTCCGCTATTCCAATCAAATAGAAGTTGCGAGCGTTGGTTAAATACAACTGCGTATCCCTCAATAGTGCGCGTCATTGCCCCGTCAGCCGAACGCAAAATTTTCGGCGCGGCTTCATTTCCGAAGCTCCTTATCTCATATTTTTTACTATCGTTTGCCATATGCTTTTTTATTACTTACGTTACCTGTGTTTTTGGTGACACTTTTATTTTTGCGTCGGAGCAGAGATTTGTTCACCTTTTATTTTAGCTGAATTGATGGGAGCTAGGTTGCATGATACTAAAGTTTGGTCGCCGCCATCTACACCATCTAAGCCCTCTTTTTTTCTCCACTCGTTTACCGTGTAGATTCCGTTCTGAATTGTTTTCATTTGATAATCAGATTTTGCGGTAAGATCAGTTTGATAGTAGTCGTCCATGTTGAATTTTATACGATATTTCAAACGGAGATTCCTAGGAATAAGCTTTATCGTAAACTCATTTTCAATCTTTCTTAAAATAGGCTGTAGGGTATCAGTCAGATAAGACACTTGCGACATACTAGAAGCTTTGTAGTTCGTAGATTGTCCGGCAAACACTTTGTCCGGGTGAACACCGAAAAATCGGCAGATTTCTAGTACAGTAAATTTCTTACTGTCTAATAGTTGTAAGTCTGCCGGTGACATTGACAAGGAATTGAATTTCATTGATCCGGGCAAAGACATTATTTTTTTACCACTTTTTAATTCAGATTCTACACGATCTCCTACTGTTTTCAATTGATCGCTCTGAACCTCTCCAAATCCTTTTGTTACTGTTTCGTCACCTGAAATAAAACCTCGTGATGTACTGCCAGGCTGAAATATATCATTCGATTGTCTGTCAGCAGCCGAAGCTATACCTAACACCATTGAAGCGTATTTGATTGTGCTCATTCCTGTATATCCACCATCGCAACTTACATTTCTGATATGAATTATTTCGCTCGCGTCAAACAACCCAAAAACGTTATTCACCGTATCGGAAACGTAATAAGAGTTTATATTTTTATCGTAAGTGACTGAGTTTTTAGATAAAAGTATCAATGAGCTTATTTGCCCATTCCCGTATCGAGGAATTAAGTACGAATTGCCCTCTAATAATGCCATAGAGACAGCGTTTTTTATTAAATCAAAAGCCGTTAGTCGAGAATTTGGGCAAATAGTAAGCACTGTATTGAGTGGATTTTCTTCGTCTACAACGAAATGATCAATCTTTTTTCTCATCACCTGTAATGCTAGCGAGGCGACTGATCCACTTAGTACATCTACGCAACGGAAAACCGCGGCAATTTTCATTGGATCAGGTTGCCCAAAATCGATTGTTTCGGAATTTCCCCAATAAACAGGCACGTAAGTACCGCTTCGAGAATTTACCTCTTCCTTTTGAGGGGCTTCTCTCTTTTTCCTAAATAAATCTAGTATATTCATCTTTCGTAGTTTATAAATTCTTTGAATGTCATAAGGCAAGTAATAGCCCCGTCGATTTTATGGGACATGCTTTTCTTAATCGGTTTTCGATTTTCTAATCTATCTTCATCCATAATTGCATTGCCAAAGCAGTACGCGTTTATAGGGTTAGGGTTAAAACTTACTTTTCCCGTCTTCTCGGCTATCTCAAAAGCCTCTACGCACCCGGTAAATTCACCGTATGTTTGTTTTATAGCAGAGAGGTAATTCTTTCCGCCAAGTGCCGAGATCATATTTATAAATTCAGGAGATTTGTAAGGATCGTAGCCGATTTTGAGGATTCGCACATGCTTGCCCTTGCTCATGATGTCTTTAGCGATTTGATCATAATCAATCACATCACCATCAAGCAAATTTAGATAGCCGTCATGTGCCCATCTTTCGTATAAATCCTTGTTCGGATGCCCGATAAGTGCGCCTTTTGGAAAATAATAATCGGTATGGACGTGAAAAGTGCGTGTATTATCGTCATATAAGTTGTATGATACAGCCGAAAAATCATCGCATACGGACAAATCGACCGCCACCATCGTATCATAAAGATGCGTTAAGCCCTCAATATTCACGTCTTTGTAAAGTTTCTCGATTTCTTCCGAGGTAATCCACATCTTATCCGAGTTCTGTACGAAAATATTAAGCAGTTTTGTACGAAATGTGAGCATATTATCAGCTGTCATAAGAGCCTTTTGATATTCCACTTCGTAATAATCAGGTTGTACAGTGATGCCTAGATGGGGCTGCACTTTATGCCATGTATGAGGATCGTCTTCGGCATCGCCGACATCCGGCTCGAAAATGCTTGCAAATATTCTGTCGTTTTCCGCTTCACCTGTAAGCACACTCTTATACGATAAAAGCATATCCACAAAAGGGGTATCTAATTTCTCGGAAGCCGTTGTTATTACTATTGTTAGCGGGTTGACGCGTGCACCCATTGAAGACGTCAATACATTCTTAAGTTTAGCATCGTTTGCTTGTGAAAATTCATCGACAATAACCAAACTCGCGTTAAGTCCATCCAACTTGTCCGCTTCACTAGCCAAACATCTTATAAATGAGTTTCTGCCTTTTATTTTGCAGTATATTTTCTCTCTATTTATTTTAAAATGGCTCAATCTGTGATCTAACGTTTTAAGGATATCCCTTATTTCATCAAAGCATATCTTTGCTTGCTCATAGCTATTAGCTGTCGTATATGCCTGTGCATTCGAATCTCCAAACAAAAAATCATTTATAGCCAAAGCAGATACGGATGTCGTTTTTGAAAACTTTCTAGGAACAAATAACAAGGCATCGCGGATAAGCCGCTTGCCCTGATCTAAATAAAATCCTAATATGCTAGCAAATTGGAATACTTGCACCGGTGTCATTTTGTATCGACGGCGTCCTTTCAGTCCTGAAAATTTCAATGATTCATAAAAGACGATGAACGCCTTTACTTCTAAAGATTTGAAAATGTATTTGTCTAGTAAATAGAAGAATCTTTTCAATGCCAAAAGCTCATAAAGATTATGATCGTCTGTGTTTTCTATAACCTCAAACGAATAATCATTCAGGCGAGAATCTGTATCGACTAGATTGTAACTAAGTACATCTATCGAAAGAAGTTCTTTTGCAGTCTTCGCCTTTAGCTTTATGAGTTCTTTATTACTCAACATCTTTCTTCATTTTCTTTATCATTGTAGGCTTATCGTTCCTGATATTTTCTACCTTATCCATCAAGTCGGTTAAATCGTCTTCTGTAGATTCGCCCTCTATGGTAGCCCTTGTTAATCGAAGCTCGCGCAAGTACTTTCTTGTTAGTTCTGCGCTCGTAATCATTACATAATACTCAGGCAAAACGACATACTTTTTATGCTTTTCCCTAGTCATTTCGTAGCGAGAAACCTTGCCATCGGATAAAGCATCTCGCGCAATCAAAAAGCTATAGTATGCACCAGCAGCCAGCGAAATAGCAATATCCATCGGCTTAGAATAAGTCTTCTGTTCTTTCATTGCCTTTCTGATTCTCGCCTCGATAAGCGGTATAGTGTATATTGGTTTCTTATGCATAAGCCTTTTATGTATCGTACTTTTCGCGCATTTTGGTGACAAAATTTTTACCCCCACAGCCAAAAACACGATTCGCGCGTTTAGGAGGTAGGTAGTTGGGGTTTTGGCTTTGGATGGGGCTTTGAGAAAAAGGGTACCCCCGGTCGAGGGTGAAAATGGCAGGAAATCCCAAAAACGCACATGACAAAAGGGCACAAAAAAAGAGGTCAAACAATCGTTTAGACTGTTTGACCTCTTAACTATCTACTATGCTCTGTCTCTCTACTCTGTATATCTTCCGTCTCTATACAATGCAGAAAGACGCATGCATGCATCATAAGAACATTTAGCGTTTACACAAAACCCTTGATAAACATTAGCACATTCATGTGTGCATTTATTAAAGTAGTTGCAACTCTCATGCTTCTTATCGTACTCAATCATTGACCTTACTTCTGTTGCATCCTTAAGTTCGAATCTATCTGCATCTTTATCCTTGGTGTAAGTAGCAAAGTCATCAGGATAATCACGCCTAACAATTCTACATGCTATTATATCTTGCATTCTATGTACTGAACTAACCCAGTCCTTTATATCATTAGGATGCGTTTGCTCTAACTTAACGAACTCATTGTGTACTTGGCATAACAACTCCATTATCTTTCTTTCTTGTTCATTCATCTTGTTATACTTTAATAGTTAGTAGTTGCGACGATACCACACTCATCGTGGTTGTCTTTCATCCACTCTTCGAACGTCTGTGCTATTGCGCTGCCATCTTCATCGAACGCCGAATCAACGACCTTGTAATCTTTCCATTTACTCTTGGGCAATGGCGAGATCTCTGCATATGATAGATCATCATCATTCATTTGTGTTAGATTCTTGTAGAATTTTCGTGAAACTCTCAATGATGGTGCATGCACCCAATCAGTACAACACTCGAATTCAAACTTAAATATCTTCTGTTTCATATCTATTCTGTATTTGGTTGATATGTTTAGTTATCTCGGTTGCTGATTCAGTTACAGCGAACCATTCAGATGAATTACTCAAAAGGTAAACCCTAGTACCTTCCGTTGTTTCAGTAATAGAATCTATATTGTCAATTGGTACTGATATTTTAAGTCCATTTTTAGAACTTATTAATATTATGAATTTTTTCATTGTTACTTTGTTTTGATTATAGGTACTTATCAAGAAACGTTTTCGTTCTCCTTGTTCTTGCTGCCTTGATATTCTCCTTTGTGTGGCTTAGCATCTCGTGATGTATTCCTTTGTGGCATTCGTGGCAAAGGCTCATAAGATTGTGTTCGTTAAACATTAGTGACTTCATCTGTAATTCATCACTAGTAGATTCGACAGGTATTACATGATGCACTTCAGTGGCTGATCTGCTTATGCCTTTCTCTGCGCACAGTTCGCATACAGGATTACGCATTAACTTCTTATGCCTTAGTTCTTTCCATCGCTTAGAATTGATGTTTCTAACGTATATCGGGTTTCTGCTCATTTTATTATGGCGGATTTTGAGCCGTCTTGTTTAACATCTAAGTTATTCATACAAGTATTAGATATGCGAATCGCTTGTATGTCTTCGTCGTAACGGATAA